GAGGACAATAGATGCCTCAGGATCATTACGGATGATTGCTAAGAACTGGTTGAGTGATTCCAACCGGACTTCTTTAGCCACCAGAGATGACGAGCCACGAGCATTAACACCAAAGTCACCCTTGATATTTTCCTTGCTACTAAATTCCATGTTCCAGAAATACAAGGCACGGATGAATGGTTTCGTGATTCCATCGTCAAAGTATTTTAGTTGATCCTTGAGGGTTATGTTTGCAGATCCCATTAACATCGATAGCCCAGTAGCTGTCCTACCGGCAGCACCAATTCCTTGATTCTGCTGATTACCAGCACTCATGGCAGCCGGGATGTTCGTTGTCTCATCGGCTGAGGACTTGAAAAAGTCAACCATTGCCATGAACTGTGTGGTATAACTTGGCAACTTGGTTATGGTGATTGCCCTATTAGAACCGTCTGTACCAATTCCAGTACGTTGGAATGACCGGAAAGGATAGATGTCATTGGGGTCTTCACCATCGGCCAAGAGGTCGATGTTTGCTTCGATGATTGGACCGGCACTGATTGCAGCATTATCGAGCATTGCCCGGACACTGGCATTCAGCATTGCCTGAGGATCTCTCATAATAGCAGGGATTCCATCACCGAATATGTGTGTTTCATCTTTGTCGAAATAGTAAAAGAAGTATGGGAACTTAGAGCCGGTCACTGGGCTAATGACGATCTTAATCATCATCGGTCCAAGCATCCAAGCATTAACCATTACCTCAGGGTCGGAGAAACCGTCTTCAGGTAAGAGAGAACCATCCAGTTCCTGCTCAGCATCTTCCTTGCTGACCATTCCCCAGTACTCGACAACCTCATACTTTTTACGTTTGGGTATTTGAGACTCTGGGTATTTGGCACCAGTGTTCGAGCTCATCTCTCTCATGAAGTCTTCGTACTGCTTGTACTCAGCATTCCCATCAGGGTTAGCATCCATAAATGCTAAGATGGCATGCCGGTTGAAGTCTGACCTCTTGGAGAGTTTAATGAGTTTGTTCTTGCTCATTAGATGTCGTTGAAATATATATGACATATCTTTAGGCTCTTTGGCTGACATATCCGGGTAGATGTCCCAGACAGGTACATGCTGAGCCTTAGGCATTAAATGCTTTTTGGTAACCAACCCCCACTTACCATCTGTGGTTTTCATCCAGTGCTGTCTCGTCTTCTGTGTGACGATAGGGCCTTTCAGAATACCAGTGCCATAAAGGTTACCACTGTGGACAACCTTACGGATCACATCACGATATTTAAACTCCGTGAGTTGGTCTTCAATCTCTTTCTCCATATTGTCTGCACGTTCTCTGGCAGCCCTCATGATGACACGTCTCATGTCTTCGTCATCAGGAATCTTCTGGAGCTCTTGGAAATATTGGTGAGCCAGAAGCTCAAGCTCATGAGCAGGCAACTCAGGAACTGCAGTTGGCTCAATTGACCAATTCTTTTCCTTATTGGCCGGGAACTGCAGATCCAAGATTCGAGAATCAACGGCTCTTACCTTTGATCGGGTTAATCGGATAAAAGCCTTTGACCGTTTCGGATGCATCTTATTCAGAATTTCAGGATCGTAGATTCCCCGATACTGTCTCAGATCTTTAAGCAAACGTTGCTCAGTGGATTGTTTATCACCCTGTGCAATCTTCCACTCGTTGTCGAGTTGGACTGCCAAGGGAGTGATATACTCCGAGTAGAGGATGTTCTTCTCAGGACTTTCCTCACCGTCTGGGGTTTCCATATGATCCTTTTCAAGGGCCTCATCAAAAGCAGTATCAAAGACTGTCTCTTCGAATTGCTTTTTGACAGCTTCTGGATCTATACTAACTCGTTCAGGTAATGGCATTTGTTTTCTCCGTTAATACCCGGCAGTAGGATCAGCCGGGCCTTGGGATGATATACGTCTCTTTGCCTTTCTGAATATGCTGTTACCATGGCAAGCCAAGGCTGCATACTGCAGGGCATCGTGGACGTGTGAATATGAATTCTTTTCAGGTTTCTCTTTAAAAGAGGTACCCCGGACTGTGGTTGAAATGAGTTCGTACTTATATTCAGATATGAACCCTTTCCGTAAGGTGGGGCACTTCATTGGGTCGAGATAGAATTTGTCAATACGTCTAAGGAACCAGTTAACAGCCTCACGTCTGGCAAGAGGTTCATTGGTGGATGCTGTTCGAACTGGGATTCGGCCCTTTCGAAAGATATCCATTGCAGATTTCTTGTCATTGGGTGACCGGGCTGTGCCGGCAGGGTCAATAAAGATTTCATACTTGAAGCCCCGATACTCATTGTACAACTTTGGTCGGAGATAATCGTCAATAAATTCCTCTATTGATACGTCCTCAGTACTGATTTCATCAAATACAATTAACTGACCTGTTGGTGACATCTGACAGAAGGCAGCAGCAGGATCAAGGCCAAGGTCGATACCAACCAATATGGGTATGCCCTTCATCGGCCAATCTTTGCTAAGACTCTCTTCAGTATGTTTCCTGTCAGCATAATGTTTGTATACCGGCTTACCTTTTCTAAGGTTGCCGTAATTGTTCATAACAAAGATTGATACCCAGTCTGGATCAGCACCAGATATTTGATCGATGTAATAATCCTCATCCAAGAATTCCCGGTTATCAGCATCGGGATTAACTTTATACCAGTTGCCCTCGATGTCCTCAACCGTACCATCACCCTTTCCGACCATAAGCATGGCCGGGGGTTGGACATGAAAGCCGTGGTTAGCTGGACGTTCGGTCTCAGCTATCGTGTAGAGCCAGTGCTCTGTGTCTACAGAGTTGTAGTCACAAAGTATCTGAGGCTTGAAAGCACCACCGTCTATCTTTGCCGGGTAACGATTGATACGTGACTTGAGCATCTGATGAATTCCTCTGGGGATTTCAGCAGCCTCATTGAGCCAGCATGAAGTTAATTCCAAAGATTGCAGCTTATTGACTTCCTCTTCCCGATCAAGGGCAATGAAGATATATTCGATATCCACAGTTGTCACACCGTCAGGGTGAGGGAATCTCATGGTTGCCCGGATGGGTACATCGTACACAACGTTTAAAAGTTTCTTGCCTGTCTTCTCATTAAACCACTGGACCATCGACTTGATGACCGTGGACTTCAGTGTCGGATACGAGGCACGTATGATAGCATACCTTGATCTCCGTACTCCGTCCGGTTGTGGTTTCTGATCCATGGCATTTAAGAATAGGTGCCAGATGCAACCCACTGATTTGCCAGAACCCACACTCCCCCGGACAAACTGATACTTGGCCGGGTCATTGTGAACCTCAGCCATCGTCTTGTTTGCCTTGTAGGTTAATTGCATATTAAGCCTCTCTTACGACTTTCACTCTGTAGAAATAAGCAGAATGAGTGCCGGCTTGAGCATTGTCAGTTACGAATTCAAATACCAACGTATGGCTGGCATCCAAGTAAGTAGTTGTGGTTGGTAGTGTAAGGAATACTGATACTATTGTGGCTGATACAGTGGCTGCCGTGGGAACCAATTCACTGGTGGTCTCCGTTTCGTCAGCCAGCTTATCAGAAGGAGTTACCCTTCCCAGATAAGACTTAACGTCAACGGATGCTATACTTATACCACTGGGTAATCCGTCATCAAAATCAAATGTGAATGGACCCCAGTCATCAGCATTGTTGCCAATCTCTATGACTCCTGACTCAAATAGCATGGAAGACATGATTATTTATTCTCCTTAGAATCTTTGAAGTCGGCTGGAAGTTTGCCTTGAGATTTCAGTACGTCAATGGCCTGCTTTCTCAGTTGCCCTTTGATAAGGTTTTCGGCTGCTTGATCAGCATCCTGTTGGGCCATGACAGCATCGTGAGCCTTTTGTTCCTTAGGTGTCCGGTATGGATCTGGAGTGTTACCTTCAGCCAACCATAGTTGATAAGCATCCCAATGACGGTTGCCTACTTCCGGGGGTATACACAACTGCCCACCCCTCTTAGGAATGGCAAGAATTCCGTACCCAGTGAGGCTTTCTTTATATTGAAGTATTTTTGACATGATAGGTTATTCTCCTTTTATTATTAAAGTTCGGCATCGGCTTCCCAATAGAATCGTAGCATTCTTTGAACAGAAACTGCACCATTGGAACCACCAACATAGACAGAATTCTCAGAGTGGTAGCCGGTTATGACGGCCTTGCCATCACCATCATTCATTGTAACTTTACCGGCAGTGCCGACCAAATCATATGAAGTGACTGTTGGTAGTGTCCTCATTGAAGTTGGAAATATTACCATTATCCTAATGCTGTGATCTGCATTTGCATGGCCGTTCGATAAAAAATAATGCAGTCCCTTATCATCGGTGGCACCGGGATATGAGCCTGTGGGATTACATTTGGAATAGTATCTTTGGCAGAGGAGCAACTCTT